TTCTGATTTTGATAAATTTAGTAGAAAGTTATTAAATGGGCATTAAGAAGAAAGGGATGGAGAAGACCCGAAAAGATAAATCTGCCCCTTCTTGAAAAACCCGTTGTTTGCAAAATGCGTCTGAGTACAGAGATATTTCAAAAAGGCCATATTAAGTCAGGGGGAGGTTTCCCTCCCCCCGCTCCTACTGCTTAGTTGGTTGCGTCAGGATAAGCTTTCCAGGCGCTGATATCGTGGGTCAGGAACGCATCGACGGCTCCAGCGGTGACGGTGGTGGTGCCAATCGTGCAGAGAATGCCCAGGTACCTCTCATAGGTTCCAGATGGCAGGCGCACGGCAAGGATCGGATTTGCCGCGTTAACCTTAAGCTGGGCATCGTTGGCGTCGGTGCCATCGGTGACATAAGCATCCGAGGCAACGTGGACGGTTGCGGAACCATCCGTCGCAATCGCAGCCTGAGCGTCAGACGCCAGCTTAAACTGGATCGTCCCCGCCGCTCCACCAGTGATGATTTCGGTGGTCGGGCGGATCACCACATAAAGGGGTTCCCCGGTGCCGATATCCAGGGACGTCGCGCCAAGGTCAATCACATCGCCAATCAGGGCGGTCCCTGCGGCGGCGGCAACCGACTCGGCGCTTGCGAACTCGTTAAAGGTGTCGAGAATCATCGTTTTCCTCCTTATCAACCAGGGTTAGCTGATCTCGGTTTCAGTGGTTGCCAGCACATCGAGACGGCGAACGGGGATTCCGTCAACCATCGGCACTTTGACCTCCTGACCGTTGGGACGCTCGATAGTCTCCATGGTCAGTGTCGAGCTGGCGGTTTTGTTCATGATCTGGCGCCGCAGGAATCCACGCACGGTGCGGTTTGCATAAAACACCGCACGCCCGGCGTTGATATTGGGGACCAAATCAACCGCCTGCTGTAACAGGTCGATCAGGTCAGGACCGGAGGATGCGCTCTTGGTCAGCTCGGATTCGTCAATCTGAATACGGACAATGTAACGCCAGTCGCGGACCGCCACTCCGAGATCCCAACGGTAATGTGTCCGGTATGCTTCCATCCGGCCCCCGGAACCGTCAATGTTCTCAATGGTGACCTGGCCCTTGTCGGTGACCTGAAGTCCAGCCATCGACCCTTTGGGATAAATCATGTGGCACGTGGTCGGACCCCAGACCATCAACCAGATCGACTTATCAGGGGTCGTGCCGCTCTTGATGATGTTATCGGCGTTCTCAGCGGACAAACTGTTGAACCTGGGAGCCAGCCCGGTGAACGCCTCTGGCTCGCTGGCGCTGTTGCCATAGATCAGGGTTGAGGCCGCTTCCTGGCTGATCCCTTCGATATGGGCGGAATCCTCGATCGCGCGGAATTCCATGGTATTGCCATTAAGGTCTGCAAGGGCCTTGTCAATTTCCGCGTAGGCTTCGAGCATACCGCAGTCGTCAGTGACTTGCACGGTGCGACCCTTGGACGGCTGAACCCCGCCATACAGTTTCCGCCATGTCGGGGCAGGCAGGCCGGCGCGGATCGTAGAGCGGTGCCCGGTCGGCAGGTTTCCTTCGACCATGACCGCATCGTCAAGCATTTCATTGGTCTGGTTGAGAACCTCGGCGACGTCATCAATGCCGCCTCCAGGGTTCATCGCCTTCATAACGTCAAGCAAAGTAGGGTGAGTTGTGGCGAGGGTAGTGGTGACATATTCTACCCAGAGAAAAATAAGCTTCTTCATTGTGATCCTCCTATTTATTCATTGATGGATAACGTGCAGCCAGCTTCGACTGCCGGTCGGTTGGTTCTCCGCCTTGGTTTGCTCCTCTCATGGAGTCCTCGGAAAGAACCTCAGCAATCTTGGCTAGCGTCATAACAACATCGGGGGAATTGCGAAGGCCAGTCTCATCCAGGAGTTTTACAAAGCCCTCGGTCCCGAAGGACTCAAGAACTTTGTTTGCCCCTGTGATGCTTTCCTGTGCCTTGGTCGCTCCATTCTCCTTTTGCCATTCTTTCAGCTCAGCCTCGATATTGGATTTTGCTTCGGCAATGGTCGCTTCTCCCTGCTCAGCCCTGGCTTTAATGTCATGGGAAACCAGAGAATTCCATTGCGCTTGTGTTAGCCCTGCCTCTCTTGCAACCTCCGAGAAAGACGCGATGAGATTCTTATCAACTTTGCTGTCGTCAATCCCCTCTGGCAATGCGTATGCCTCTGGGATCTGAGGGCCTTGGATCTTTTCCACAAGGGTTTTGGCGTCAAGTCCTTTAAACAGTTCTTTCTGGCCTTCATCGAGGCCATCAATTGAGCCAACCCACTCAGGAATAGAATCACCAGCAGGAGGAGTAGAATCTCCGCCATCTTGCCCAGACCCATCGCCGTCTCCTTCAGTTGTGCAAAAGATCGCCCAAAGAAACCTCTTACAATTCATAATCCTCTCCTATTTTTGTGAGTTCAGCGCCCTTGCGCTCCATCTCGATAATCGCCTCGTATCCGGACTTATCAACCAGCTCAAGCAGGGCCAGTCCTATCGACTGTTTCCCCGCATTAAATGCCGTCTCTTCTGGGCTTCCCTGGACGTAGGTCATCTGGGTTACCATCGTCAGGTGTAAGAGGTCGGTCAGGACGCGAAGGCCCTCTTTGCTCAGCAAAAAGACAGCGCGGTAATCGTCCTTGAGTTCACGCTTAATCCGCGCTGTCTCCATGAGTCTCTGCGTCGGGTTCATGTCAGACCGCCGGCAGTTGGGTCATGACACGACCAAGGAGGTTATCGCCTTCCGGAAGTTGTGCCTGAGAGAGGTTCTTTGCGGCAGAGGTCGCTTCCATCATTTGTTGGGCCTGCTGCTGCTGGGCAATCGCCTGTTGCTCTGCGTCCATCATCCCTTGCGCCTCTTCGTTTGAGCGGATCAGTTTTGGGGACATCCCGCTGAGGTCCGCGTATTCGTCAAGCATTTTCATGGCGTCAATCTTATGACGCAGTTCTGGGAAGAGTTCTACCATAGACCCAGCAAATCCCATAGTTTTTTCGATTCCAGACACGCCGACTGCCTTCTGCGCCTGCGCCAATAAACTGACGTATTCAATTCTCAGCTCTGCGCCCTGCATCTCCTGGGGAGGCTCAGGGATCATTCCTCGTCGCATGGCAATGTCGAACACTCGGTCAATGACGGGGTTGAGCAATTCGCTATTCTGGCGCTCGACCACCGGGCCGAGTAATACCAGCTTTTCTTCATTTTTCTTCGCAATCTCATAGGCGGTTGTCCCACTCTTCTCAGAATTGAGGATCATCAGAAACAAGTCATTGAAAAACCCTTCCTTGATCCGCTGCTCGACCCTGGCAATAGCATTGTCAAGCCGCTCGATTTCAAATCGGGTTTCAATCGTCCGCTTGACTGTCTCATTTTCTTTTGGGTTCACCATGTTATGAGCGCCTGGAATCAGCGACAGCCGGCCATAGAGATTGGCAGGAACGTTCATCGGCGGGTCGCCCTCAAGGGCCAACAGCGCCAGTTTGTCCCGCTCCATCCTTTGCATTTGCATAATATCCCCAAGATTCATCATCCCAGGACAGTCAGAGCCATACGGGTCTTCGCCTATCGACATCCATCTGGGATACATAACCGGGGGAGAGTTATACCCAGACTCGCCAAGGAGCTTCTTTTCCTTCGAAGAATCCTCGAACCAATAGGAGCCGATCGGCATATTGATCGAGTCTGCTTTCGTCATGTCATAGTCTTCCCTCGGCATGATGCACTGAATGACTTTGACGAACTGATCAGGGTTGTTCTTGAATGCGTTTTGCGCGGCCTTCGACATGCGGCCAAGGCCAAACTTTTTCTCCATCACTCGCAGGGTCATCCAGATCTCGCGGAATCCGGTATCTATCGTTCTGTCTGGTCCGGCCATGACGGCATACTCTCCGATTGTCCATGGCTCACAGTGGATAATTCTTTCCTTGTGCTCGTTAATCTGCATCGGGCCGATGCCAAAACTCATCTGCTCATCGAACGGCTGATAGACGGCCTCGTAAAAATTGCTCCGGTTAAAGATCGAGTACATAACCCGCTCAACAGAATGGAGCCAGTCCTTCGCAGGCCCCCATGCTTCCAGGTCCTCGTCATAGACTCCAACCTTGAACCATTTCAGCGAGTGAGGGACCAGACCGCCCTTAATCCCGGCAACGGCAATCGCCTTGGCCCTGGATGCCGTCGAATTGAGAATGGAGTTTCTATCGACCTTGCCCTTGGCTGGGATCGAGTCCCTTGAAGTCAGGAATCTCCCATGCGCAGG